TGTGTGGATTTGTCCTACAGGACCAGTCATTGGTTGTACACCTACGATCTCGTTAGCGATCACAGTTGGCATAACCCTTCTGATTACTGGAAGAATAACCCTGTTTAACGTAGCAACGTTACCGGCGCTAGTTGCACCACTTGTTGCCGCCTCAGACAAATACCTTTTTGTATTTTCTAAGACAACATCCATAGTTTTTTTCTTGTTGCCTGTTAAACCTTCGGTTAGGGCCTGTTTAGTTTCGCCCCATTTTGATTCAAATAGTTCTGACATTTGATCTTTCCCCTTTTAGTTTATTAATTAATACCCGCCAATTGACGAATACTTGTTAGTTCAGCATCTTCTCTTTGTGATCTGTCGCCAGCCGCTTCAGTGATTACTTTCGTAGCACCTTTGTTAGCAATTGGCTCCTCTTTCATCACGTGAGGTAGATACTTGTCAAACGAAGTTTGGAGTTTATTTGTTGAAACTGATTCCAACAATTGACTCATAACGTCCGCTTTGTTTTTGCTGAGAGGTTTCAGCAACTCTGCCATCGTTTCCTTTCGTTCCATCAAGTCCTTATTAGTTTGCATTTCTGCTTCCTTAGACTCAATCACCGCTTTTTTCTCTTCGATGGATTTCTCGGCTTCTTTTATTTTCAGCGTCTGTTCGTCTACAACCTTCATTAGACGTGCAGTCTCACTCTTCTCATTAAGATAAGAAGACTGATATTCTGAAGCAAAAGCCTCGAAAATTCTTTTACCAAAGTCGATTTCTCTTGCTCTACTAATATCTTCTTTTAGGCTACCAATTTCAGTGCCTAATTTTTTAGTAACAGCATCTTCTACAACTTTAGCAGATCTTTTTATGAAAGTTTCTTTTAGTTTAGCCATTTGTTTCTTCGCTTCGGCTACTAATTTAACTTTCGTTTCTACAACACCTTTTTTGTCTTCGTTGAACTCTTTAATTTCTTTAGCAAGTGCGTTTACTACGAACTCTTCTAGTTTTTTAAAGTTTTCATGAACACCTTTTCTGTCAGCGTGTAGTTCATTCAGTTCACTGTTAAGTTTGCTTAATACAAACTCTTCTAGTTTTGCAGAATGTTTGCCTACGTTTTCTTTGTAAGCGATTTTTTCTTGTGCAAGTCCTTTTCTATCTTCAACGAATTTAGAGATTTCTTCAGATAATTTTTCAGTCATCATCTTGTCGATTGCCTCAACCATGTTTGCTTTGTCGTGGTCGTATCTTTTAGCAAACTCTTCTCTCAATTCCGCCGCTACTTGCTCTCTGTTTTCTTTTATCTTGTTGTCCCAGGCCTCTTGGATGTTTTTTTGAACATCTTCTGATATTGCTCCTGATTCAACTAGTTTTGAAATAGCGTCAAACATATTTCTCTCCTATTTTAGTTTCCCTATTATATTAATTAAAGCATCGTTTAGATACCTTTGTGCTTTTTTGTCATTTCTCACTTCGTCTGCCAGACCCTTTGCTTTCATACCGCCTTTTGTGTTTAGCAAATGCTCGTATATTGGCGTTGGGTAAGCACCTGGTGCCGAAGGTTGGGCCACAACATCAACAGTGATGATCTCAAAGTCTGAAACTTCGCCGCCGCCATACTCGGAAATATTTCCGCTTCCTCTGGAACTAACGCCTAGTTTCACACCTGATTCCAACATTGTTTTGACAAGTTGACCCATTGGTGTTGGCAAAATTTTCATTTTGCCGTATCCATTTGGACCGTCCATCCACATCTCAGTAATCATGTGAGACACTCGGTCCAAATTAATTTTTAAATCATCCGGATGATCTACTTCTCCAAGAACACTATAACCTGAACTTATTTGGTCATTAAGAGTTTTTACTGCTTTTCCAATTTCGTTTACTGGATAAACTCTTTGATTAGCATTTTTAATACCACCTTGAATACAGATCCCTTTCATATACAAATCTTTGCCGTTGTCGCCTTCGTGCAAGATCTGTACTCTAGCCTGATCGTAGGTTAAATGCTCTCTTAGATATAGTGACATCCGAATCCCTCTGTGTTAATCAACAATTACTTTGTAGCAACTGGTGATTTATTATTGTCTGCACCGTCTTTGTGATCTGCCTTCATCTCTTTTTTGAAAGATGTTGACTTATCTTTTCCGCCAGTGTTTTCAAAATCGCTCATTTTTTGAGCAGTTGGGGCTGGACGACCTTTTTCTTCAGCACTGCCTTTAGCGATGTTATCACCACCTTTTGGCATTTTGCTTCCTGCATCAGTCACTGGAGATTTTTTGTTGTCACTGCCATCTTTGTTGTCAGCAGACTTCTGGATTTTGTACTCCTTCATAGTTTCCTTATCCTTCATGTCTTTTTTACCTTCAACTGGCATTTCAACTGCTTCAGTGTCATTTGCTATCGGCTCTAAAGATTCTTCTTCTTTTTCTTCTTCACCGTCTTTGTCACCCATCATTTTTTCGAATTCTGCTTTTAATTCATCTAAAGCATCTTCTAAGTCGTCGATTCTCTCTTCAGTATCGCCTTCTTCACCGTCTTTTTCCATGTCCATGTCTTTAGCCATGTCATCAGCGGCACCTTCTGCGTCACCTTCTTGGTCTGCGGCTACGTCTTTGATTAATTCATCAGTTGCGTCTCCACCTACTTCTTCGATTGATTCTTCTTCTTTAGTTTCTTCTTTAGACTCTTCAGTAGCCTCGTCTTCGATTTCTACTTCTTCGTCAACAGATTCGTCTTCTTTTGAAGCAGATTCAGTTTCTTTAACTTCATCTTTTGCTTCTGACTCGTCGGACTCTTCTTTCATTTTGTCTTTCTTGTCATGCATTGCTTCTGTAGTAGTTTCTTCTGTCGCTTCTGTTGTAGTCTCGTCAGCAAGACCTTCGTAGATGTCTCTTGATTTCTCTACAACAATTTCATGAAATAATTGTTCTGCTTTATCATTTTCTTCGTTGATAAGCAATTCTAACAAACTTTCAAACTTGTTTCCTTTAATATTTGACATATTGCACGTGCTCCTTTATTATCGGCTTGTTTGTACTTATAAGCAATGTATTTACGACAAATATGTGAAATACCACAGAAATGGTGGCTAAAAAGGCTGTTTTTTTGACTGATTTATTTATTCAGGGCAAATTTCTGTTTAAATGCGTCTATTTCCATATGTTTGCAATTGCCTTGCCATTCTAAATCTCTGGGTGCAAACCAGCCTGGTGGTATTACCCTATGAAACTGAGTATTTGGTGAATCTTTAAGTACACGTTTTGTTTGATTCATCCAATTACCAAAAAATGTGGCCTCTTCAGTGCCTCTTTTATAGTTCTCAGTGTCTTTGAAAATATTGTTGAACACTTTCCTTTGTCTGTCTGAGTGCCCATGGTAGTCAAAACCAAGTATATAAATTTCTGTAGGATTAAAACTGGCGGCATATTTAAGTGCTGTAGGTCCAGAACTCCACCCTAAACTAGGTTGAAAGAACTGTGCGTGGTTCATTATCATTTCTACTTTTTTATATTGATTATTGAAATTGCTCCAGACTGTATTCTTTGCCATGTAATCGGATTTTGCTATTTCAAGCATCATCTTGGGATCAACAGCAACCAAAACATCAGGATTTTCGGTTCGGTATACAGCATTACAGGCATAGGTTTTGCCGTGCTTTTTTAAATCTTCTATTTTTATTCCTTTTCGGGATTCACCGTTCCCTAGTACAAAGGCTATCTCAGACATTACAACTCTAGGTTATCTGATTCGGAGGGAGTTCCATACATTTTCTGAACAAATTTTGCTTCTTGTTTTTGCAAATCATCATGATGTTCAGATGCTAAACGCATAGAATTTATATCTTTCAGTGAAAGTCTTGTTTTTCTGGTGTCGTCTTTGTCTAATATAGAAATATCATTCTCAGGTTCATAACTTTTATCTTGTTCAAACCCTTCGTGTCCGTATTTCATAAATTCCATTAGTTTCATAAACGTATTTAACCTATGTCTGTGGTGTTTGGCCAGGTGTGCCACCTTGTGGTGTATTGCCGGCTCCGCCTGGTTCTGGTGCATCAGGCTCTGCTGTTGGCTCTTCAAATTGATCTAGATCAGTCTGTACTCCGCCTGCTGTCACTCCACCTGCTCTTAATTGTTGTCCTTTAGTTTGTTTGTTTTGTGGTATCGCATTTTCTTCGGCCCAAAGATCAGCATTTCTAGCCATTTCTTCTTCGGTCAAACCTAAGAATCTTTTCAACGCAAAACGTTTACTCATGTATGGCAGTTCAGCAACCTGTGTAAACGTAGATACTCTTGCCTGGTCCATTTCAGTCTGTCTGTATTGTGCAAAGTTTTGCGGTGGATTCATTTTAATTTCAAACATAGAAAAGTCTATGTTGTATCCTTTATTCTTTAACCATAATTTAAATTCTGAATCAAACGCAGTTTGCAATAATGATTGTAATCTTTGACAATATTTGTTGAATCTTAATTCTTGAATGTATGCAGTACCCACTCTGCCGTCATTGTACTGTTGTTGCCCATCTTCAGCACCTGTTGGCAAGTAAGATGCTGGTATTCTTAAACCTCTAAACAGTTTGTTTGTGAAAAATCTTAGATCATCTATCTCACCTAGGTTAGTTCCACCTGGCAATGTGTCAACTTTAGACCCTCTTCCTTCTGCTGTCTGTGGGAAGAAGTAGTCTTCGTTGATAGACATAGGATTATACGTGGCATCAATGTAGTTAACACCACCCGATGTGCTTGGAATCCTTCTTTGATTTATTTCATTCTTGACTCTTTCAACAAATTGCATAGCCAAGTGTGTAGGCATATTTCCTACATCAATATAGAACACACGTCTTTCTGGTGCTCTCTGTACTCTGTAGATTATAATTGCATCTTCTAGTAATTCTTTTTGTTTGTAAACTTTGAAAACCTGTTCAAGTACCGACTGTCCAAAAGGGAATAGGTTGTCTAAACCATCTGACATACTTAAATGTATCACGTGTTCTGCATTAATGGCATATTGATTCATTGTTCTATAGAATCTACCACCCGGTCCGGCAGTTCCAGCATTACTCATATTAACACCTTGTCCTGCACCAGCATAGTTTGAACTATAAGTTCCGCCAGTAGTACCGCCACCACCATAAACTTGATTCGGAGTCACAGCAGTTGCACTTAATCTTTGTAGATTTGGATTGATATCTCGAATAATGTATTGTTCTGGTTTCTTGCCATCGGACTCGTTTACAATAATTCTATCAACTTTTGCTGAGTCAACAAAAAGCCATTTGTTTGTTTCTGGATCTCTTACGAAAAAACAGTCTCCATATTTGAAAGCATTCCTAAAAATTCTAAAAACTCTTCTACCGAACTGATTTGCTTTTGTCCATTGTTGTAAAGATCTTTTTAAAATTTTTACTTCCTGGTCTGTGACATCGTCTTTGAATACTAAATCGAATGGAGTTTCGTTCTCTGTATTTTTTTGTGTACAAAATTCTGCAAGTATGTCCAGTGCCGCATTAATTTCAGAGTCACTGTCCATTTGATCATACTGAAAATATCTTTGTATCCTGTTTGGATGTCCTGTGTATACATCAGGTAGATATGATGAGTAATTTCTCTTTGCAAAATTGGGTCTACTTTCTCCAGAAATAGGAGATGTGTTTGCGTCTTTAAAATATTTTTTCCAAGCCATACTATATTATACTAAACTTTCTGTCTTATTTGCAAGTAAATTCTTTGTTCTATCCGTATTATTTCTGGTAGCATCACCGATACTTACAAGCATATTTAAGTTTTTGTTAGCCGTTTTAAGTTCGTTTAGAACGTTCGTAAAGTCTGAGGATGTTACATTACCAGTTTGATTGGTAATAGTATTGGTTGCCATGCCTTTCTGTATTTCTGCATAATTTTTTGCTTCTGCTGGTGATAACACACGTTCACCGGCGTGTATCGCCGCTAGTGTATTCCTTGGTTCAACAAATCCTCCTGTAGATTGTAGAGTTCCGATTGCTCTCCCATCTCCTCCACCAAAAAGATTACTGAAAAAGCCTTTGATTTCCTCGCCATAACCTTCGTAGGCCGCCAGTCCGCCACCTACAGCAGTTCCTAAAGCGGCGCCAAGGGCAGTACCGATAATAGGAACCATTGATCCAATGGCCGCTCCTGTTAAAGCACCACTTGCCGCTCCTGTGGCAATTCCTAATCCTTTTTGTACATCATTGTCTGATTCTGCTCCTGCTTCGGCCATGTTCATTCCAGCATTGACTCCAAATGCACCTGCTCCGATCATTCCTAGTCTGCCTAAAAATCTCATTCCTTTTTGGAAGATCCCTGCTTTTCCTTTGCCTCCACCGCCCATGAAGCCACCACCCATTCCTCCGGCGGCTTTAATTCCTGCTGTTGTTCCTGTTTTGACAGCGAGGAATAATGGCACTGTGTCTTTTAAAATACCAAAGCCTGTTTGTATTCCTTCCTTCATGACAAAGAGTAAACCTGCCATCTCTGGGGTTAATTTTTTGACATCTTCGGAAAGTTTTCCTAACATATCATTCAGAGATCCTGTGCCTGTGCCTACAAAATCGTCTACCAGTTTTAAAAATCCGGTTTTTGTGCTGTCAACTGCACTTGTTAAGTTTTTTAGATTAGTTTCAAACTCTGTGAACTCTTGTGTCAGTTTGTCTGCTTCTTTTTGTTGCTCTCCGATTGCGTCTGCTGTGTTCAAACTTGCTGTTGCCAGTTTGTTTACTTCACCTTGTAGTCTTAAAAACTCAACTGTACCAGTCGCTGTTGTTTCATTGAATCTTTTGTTTGATCTCTGTGCCGCATCTCTCATTCTAGTCATGGCTTCTTCGACTGTGATGTTTCCTGCGATTAGATCTTTTACAATTTGTTGTGACTCCGGTATGTTTTGTGCAAACTCGATTGCCGCATCTGTTACAGGATTACCTGCTGTTGCAATTAAATCTTGTAAACCTGTTGACAAACCAGGGGCAAGTTTTGTAATACCTGCTTCAAACTGTTGTAAGTTCTGTGCAACTATTGGAGTTTGTGTATTGAGCATTGCAAGGAATCTTTCGTTGGCAAGCGACGCCTCCATTTGTCTTGCAAGATCTTCTCTTTGTTGGCCTGTCAGCCTTGCCAGTCTATCAAGTTGTTCTATGTAATCTCTAGCAGTCTTTAACTGTTGTGCCTCTGACTGTTGCGTTAGTAAACCTGTTCTTCTTTGTAGTGTTAGGTTGCTTATCAAGAATTCATTTATTTCTTCAACCGTAAGTCCAAGTGGTGCCAAGAAACTAATGTTGGCATCTCTAAATTGTTTTGATAAACCTGCAAATTGTTTTGCACCTTCTGTGGTAGTACCAAATAACAATGCCAATGCCTCAGAATTTTTACCAATCATATCGACAAAATCAGTGATTGGTATTCCTGCGTTCGCTGATGCTTCTCGTAATTGTATTAGGTTCTGTCCAAATGTTGCACCAACAGATGACAATGTTCTAAATGCATCGGTTGATTCACCAAATAAATTTCCAATCCTTGCAAGTGACTCACCAACTCGACCAAACTCGGCAAGAGACGCTGTGTAATCTTGTATTCTGCCGGTTCCTTCACTGACTGCTTTTGAAAATTTCCCAACAAAACTTGTTGTTTTGACCGTGCCTTTTGCAAACCCGGTTGCCGCTTTTTCAGATAAACCAATTGATTCGCCTACGTTTTTAAAATTTTGCTCTAATTTGGAAGATACACTAAACAGCCTTTTTCTCTGCTCAATTGCTCTCTTGATTTCTTTTTGTTCGTCTTGAGATAATTTGCTGTTCTTTTCTAATGCTCCGCCGGCCTTGATCAGGCTTTTACGGTAATTCTCCAACTGCTGTGAATTGGTAATTTTTGATAATTCTTCTAATATTTTCTGTACTTCAGGATCCATTTTTTCTACCATTTTGTACGCATATAAATATAGACATACATACGTTAATATGTTATATTTATAGACGGAAAAAACACAATGACAAATGAAACAAAACCTTTAAGCAAATACTATAGACAACCACAGATCTATATCAGATTCCCAAGTGGTGGACAATTTTATCCTCCACAGGTGGTCAAGCCAACTGCAAATGGTGAATACCCAGTGATGCCCATGACAGCAGTTGACGAACTTGCATTCAAAACACCGGACGCCATGATGAATGGCCAGGCGACAGTGGACGTGATTAAATCCTGCATACCTGATATCTTAGATCCATGGCAGATAGTGAACTATGACTTGGACACAATACTTGTCGCAATCAGAATTGCCACGTACGGTGAAAAAATGGATCTAGAAGTCACAACTCCGGTAACCAACGAGAAATACACACAATCATTGGATCTAAACACAGTGCTTGAATCACTAGTTGGCAAGCCAATTGAAAATGTCGCCGTGATGAATGACGGCATGAAAATAACAAGCAGGCCATTGACTTACAGACAAATCACTACTTCTCAATTGACACAATTTGAACAGCAAAAAATGTATGCTCAGGTCAATACAAGTCAACTGTCAGATGTAGAAAAAACAGCAAAGTTCCAGGAAGCATTTAAAAAACTTACGCAGTTGAATTCTAGTCTTTTATTAGGAAACATAAACAGCATTGAATTGCCTACAGGTGAAACTGTTACTGATCCTGCACAGATAAAAGAGTTTGTTGACAACGCTCCGACCAAACTTATTAAGGAACTAGAAGACAAAATGAGTGTTTTGAGACAACAAGGTTCAGTGAAACCTATACAGATCAAAGCAACAGAAGAACAGATCAAAGCAGGAGTGCCAAGCACTTTCACAGTGCCTATAGCATTTGATAACTCAAATTTTTTCGTATAAAATTAGTGACAATGGGGGAATCTGACATGATTTCCTTTTTTAAGGACCTAGAAAATGAATGTAAGAATCTCAAGAATGAATTGTTTAAAATTTGTTGGTATATGCGTGGAGGCGTAACATACCAAGAATCCCTAGCACTATCCTTTGATGACAGACAGATCATCGGTGCACTCATAAAAGAAAACTTAGAAACAACCAAAAAAACAGGACAGCCATTTTTTTAATTTGAATTATATGATATTATTATCATGCTAATGAAAGGTTTTAAATAAACACAATGTTCAAGGGAGCATACACACCGCAGGACTCTGCACTATTTGGATCTTTTGAATGTCCAGAAGAGGTCGACATACCGTTGACCGACATAGAGGCCTATAAACTATGGCCAAATCTCAATTGGATCTACGACAAACCAAAACTGTGTGAAAGCCTCAAAGTCAAACACAACTTCTCTGGCATAATGCCTGAAGAGTTTCCTGTGTTTCAGAAACCCATTCAAAATTTACACGGACGTGGACAGAACACAAAACTTATTTCAAACCCAAAAGAATTTGAGAAGAGTTATATGCCGGGAACCTTTTGGATGCCTGCATACACAGGAAATCATTGGAGCGTGGACGTGATCATGCTTAACGGTAAGGTTGCCGATTATTTCTGTGTGCTGGGACATCCATCTTTTGACGGAATGTTTGACTATTGGGAATACAAGGGAAGAGTGGACGAGAACATCGGCAAGTACGATGAACATATGTTACAGGCATCTATCAAAGCAACTGACTTCTGTGAGAAACATCTTCAAGATTATGGTTGGAGCGGAGTGATTAACTTTGAACTGATAGGTGAGAACATAATCGAGGCACACTTGAGAATGAGTCCACAATTTGCAGTGATGTACGGCGAGGCAGTCTTGAAACAGTTGCCTGACGTTTACGCAGGAAACAAGTACAAGAAAGATCCCATGAAGCAGACACCACCCGGGGGATATGTTTTACCTATGTTTGTAGAAGAGGCTCCTAAACACGGTTTCGAGGTCAACGATAAGAAAATAAAAGAAGTTCTCGACGACGAGAACGTGCGCCACGTCAGTTTTGAGTATACTGGAGAGAACAATCTGGAAGATATCGCACACCCACCCGGCGGATTTTATCTGGGAAGTATCACAGTCACAAATCTAGACAAAGGCAAAGAACAGCGTAAAGAACTTTTCAAAGCATTTGTATCAAGAGATATTCACTAAAGAGATGTCTAAAGACATCTAAACTTCGCTTACGCTCGTTTGTTTTTTTAAAAACGCAACTGTAAGAACAAAATGCTTAACGCATTGCGTTTACTGTGGCAGATTTTGAAGTCACAATTCTGCTGTTTCCAGCAGAACTGACTTTGTCTCTGTGGCGAGTGTCGAAGTCACCATACATCGCTACCAAATTTGGCCGGGCGGTTGTGCGGTACCCGTTTGCTCATTCCTAACAACGCGAGCCTGTAAAGTCTTTGTATGATAATCCATTACAGACTTGAGGGTGCTTCTTTTTCCTTGCAGTGCCTCATCTTTTTTTGCCGTGTGCATCTTGTGATTCACCACCTACTGTCAGTTCGGCGCACTTCACGTTTTACCTGGATGCTATTTTTGCCTGTGATTTTAATTTGAGAAAGTTTGTGCCTATCACTAGTATATAACACACACAAATTTTGAGGTCAATCTTTTTGAGTTTAAATATGGATATGAGTTGGATTTATCAAGAAAAACCCATTAATGAATTACCAAATGATTGTGTTGGCTTTGTGTATCAGATTACAAATACAACCAACGGTAAGATGTACATCGGCAAAAAATTAGCAAAATTTAGTCGATCGAGGAAACCTCTCAAGGGCAGAGTCAACAAAAGAAGATATAAAATTGAATCAGATTGGCAGGATTATTATGGATCGAGTGATGCATTAAATGAAGATATACAAAAAATTGGTAAAAGTAAATTTAAAAGAGAAATATTATTTTATTGTAAATCAAAAGCAGAATTATCTTACATAGAGGCTAGAGAACAGTTTGCACGGAAAGTGCTTGAAACAGACGATTACTATAACGGCCATATCCGTGTGAGAATACATGGTTCGGGGATCATGAGAGAAAAATCAACCAAAGGAATACTCCAATCATAAAAAAAGCCTGTACAAATAATAATGCACAGGCTTATTTTAACGTTAAATTAAAATCCAATTACGAAGCGGCCTTCTCGGCGTTTTTCGCTTCCTGAATTTCTTTTCTTCTTGCTTTGATCAATTTTGACAAAGATGCTAATGCCTTTCTTGCTCTAGTGGCACTTGCTTTTACGCCTTTCTCTGTGAACTTTTGGTTCTCTTCAGAGTATGACTGAATCTCTGTCATGATCTGTTCATGTGTTTGTGACATAATATTACATCCTTTTTTGTTATATTAGTTATAACTCTTTAATTAAAGCAGAAAAGAACTGGTTTTGTCAAGTAAAATCTAAATTATTATTTCAACATCGTTGGAATAATTGGTAAAACCGTTTTCTTTTACAACTTTTAATACAGAATTTACTCTGCTTACCAATTCATCTTTGTGTGAAATCAAGAAAATATTTTTATTTTGTGTTCTCGACATATCTTTTAGGACCGCCATTGATGATTCAACTCCTGATGTGTCCATTCCAGCATCAACTAGTTCATCGATAAACAACAAATTAATTTGTTGGTAAAGAGATTCCCAAACATCTCTAAATGCCCAACTTAAACTTAATATCAATCTATTTCTTTCACCTCTACTTAAATTGTCAAAATCTAATTCTCTACCAAGTTCTTCGATCTGCACTGTGAGGTCCGAAAGGAAAGTAACTGTGTGCGGCAGTTTTACCTGACCGAGATAGTACGCCAATCTTTGATTCAAATATGTCAAGTTCTGCTCAATTATCCTAGTTCTAACAAAAGAGTCTTTAGCAGTCAAAAGTTTATATAAGAAATCTTGGTGTCTTCCTAAATCTTCTAATTCATTTATTTTAGTGAAGTCAACCTTTTGGATCGCTTTTTTACTTAATTCATCAATTTGTTCTTGATAAGGGTCGGCTTCTTTTTCTAATCTTTGCAATTGATTTTTGAGATCTGCCAACGATCCTTTATGATTATATGCTTCATCTATAGAGTCATAATAAGTTTCTGGCAATGTGCCGATATCGCCAATAGAATCAATTCCTTCTGTTACAATTTTAAGGTCTCCTTCGAGTTTATTTGAATAAGTTTGAGACTCGTTGAGAGTTTGATTTAATTTGCTTACCAATTGTGTGTGTTTGTCAGTGTGTAATTCTTGTTCGCAAGTTGGACATTTTTGTTGTTCGGCATATTTTAAATCTTTTTTAGTCTTCTCCACTTGTAGGTTTGCTTTGGTAAGAGAATCTTCGTGGTACGCTTTTTCTTTTTGCAAACTTCTCAATGCTGTTTGGTTCTCATTGTGTTTTACAACTTGTTTGTGTGCAGTTAGTTCTTTTTCAATATCAACTTTTTCTAAATCTTCTATTGCTGTTTTTAATTTTGTTACGTTTTCATGGTTTTGAGATTTCCATGCATTGCTTCTAATCTGTAAGGAATCTATGCTTTGTTCAATCTTTTCATTTGATGATGTAATAGCGTCTATTCTAAATTTTTCTTCTTGCACCTCAGTTTTGTTAGACTTCATCTGTTCTTTTAAAAGATCTGCTTTCTCACTTAAAAGTGTAATACCTAATAGTTGTTCAATTATTTCTCTTTGTTCTGCTTGTTTTGTGGCCAAGAACGGTTGTGTGTAAGTATTCAATGCTATGATGTTTTTAAACATTGCATGAGTCATACCCAATAGTTTATTAATTTCTTTTTGTGTTTCTCTGTTTTCGCCTTGTGCCTCATTGGCATCGGCATTTTGTTCAATATTGTTTGCAAAGAATTTAAAGAGTTGTGGTTTCCTACCTCTTTGTATTGTGTAAGATACATTATTTTTTTCAAAATTAACAGACACCATCATGTCTTTACTATTTGTTTTGTTTACTAAATTGTCTCGTCTTATTTGTGTCAACGCTTCACCAAAAAATACATAACTGATGGCATTGATTATAGTAGTTTTGCCTGTACCATTTCTAGCACCGGCATCGTCACCACCCAGATCCATATTTTCACCAAGTACAAGTACGAGATTTTTATTAGCAAAATCTATGCTTTGTGTAGCATTACCTACACTCATAAAGTTTTTTACAGTTAAGGTTTTAATTGTTAACATCTAAATTATTATAAATCGCCATTAAAATTTTTTTGTCATAGGTCTCAGAATCAACGCCGTCTAATTGCTTTAACACAATTTGATCAACAGAGTCGAATTTTTCAACTTTTACCAGTGGTTGCTGTGCTTGGTCAATTTGTTCTGGAATTAGTTGTAATTCTCTTAATTTGTATTTTTCCATGAACGTTTCTCTTATAAAATTTGCCTCTTCGTAAGATATCTTTATGTCTAATGAAACTCTCACATACATATTTGGTTGCAACATATCGTCAGCATCGTTCAATAGTTTACTAATTTTGAAATTTCTATATCTTGGCATATCGGGCCAATTGATATACTTTGGTTTGCCATCCCATTCTAATATCATCATACCACGTTCGTCATCTCCGGCGTCTGCGTAATTGTGTGGAAATGCATTTCCCATATAATGAATATTATTGCTAATCTGCCTTTTATGGAAGTGTCCTGTGAACATATATTCTTGATTCTTAAAATGTTCTGCTTTGATAGTACCTGTGTCAGGCATATCTACCATTGCGTTCATTTTAAAATATGGTAATTCAAAATGTCCAAACATATACCTTGCTTTTATTTCTTTTATTTTTTTCCATTCGTCTTGCACCACCCATGGAATAATTGCCACATCGTTCTCAATAATCCATTCATTTACAATATGGACGTTTGGAATATATCTTACAAACTCCATGCTATTAATTTCTCTTTTGTCTCTGTAAAACAAATCGTGATTGCCCATTATGACATAAACTTTTTCAAAGGCCTTCCCTAACCTTTCCATGTTTGAAACTGTGTAGTTCATAGTGGATACGTTTGTGGACGATCTGTGGTGATGCCAATCGCCTAAAAATATGCAAGTTTCACACCCGTGTGCTTTTGCTTGTTCTATAAACCAGTTAACAAACGATTCACAATCATCATTGTGTATTCTGCTGTTACCCTTCATACCGAAGTGTATGTCAGTAAAGCAGGCGACTTTATTAAAAAAGTTCATTATTTTTTACTTTCCTTATATTTCAAAAGTGAAAAATCTCTTTTACCTGTTTTTTTAAAATGCCTATTAAACAATGCCATTGATGTTTTGGTTGCCACTCGCACAGGACTATTTCCTTGTTTTTCTTTTTGTTTGTAGGCTGTTGTTCCCATTTCATTCGCACTCTGTCTTGTGAACGAAGGATTCATTCCAGCGTCTTCTAGTATGTCGTCTCTGATGTTTTGATTTCTTTTTTCAATGTTTAATATTCTAGTAAAACTATTAGTTATCGCCGCTGTGTAGTAGGCAAATGGATTTTCGGATTTGGATTCATCAAACTGTAAACCTATTTGACTCAATTGCATTAGTGCTTGAGATCTCATCTCATCATTGTACGTATAACCTCTCCAGTTTGATCTTGTGCCATATCTTTCACAGAGTTTCATAAACATCATTGCTAGATCTTTTGTAATTGTACCGTGGTCGACACTAAAATAGCCGTTACTCATTCCTCCAATCCAATGAGATTTTCCAACGCATTTTGGTTTTGCTTTCTTGCCTAACCTATAATGTTGGAAAGGTGGAAAATTACATTTTGCATGATAATCTGATGTTTGTTTAGGATTCCTTTTTCTTGTGCTGTCCAGAGGCACGTGATCAAAAGTCATTACACGAAAAACTAAATCTGTTTTGTCTATTGTTCTAGGCGATACAGTAAAATCTGCTAATTTTATCTTTTTTTGTCCTTGTGCTTTTGCTTCTTCCCAAGCAGTCACAGTCAATTTTTTCGCTTTATTTTTTCTTGCTTGAGCGATTGTAGTGGCATTTATTTTGGAAAGTGTAGGCAGTATTATATCATAGTCAGCATCTTTGTCGGCCACGTATGAACTATACGTACCCTTACTTTTGTGTATTTCTTTCAGCAGATCGCGGTTGTTTAAGTATTTTACTCGTTTCATAAGTTATAACCTTTTAATTAAAATGTATTGCCGTACGGGGAATTAAATGCGCCTATAATTGTGCCTATAAATATGTTTAAAGTATACGAAATTTAATTTGAAAATGCAACCTTTTATAAAGAATTAAAAATATGGCAGACACTTGGAACACTGTAGACGTTGATAATGAACCTAATAACCCAGGCTTTAATGCGGACAAAAAGTCTGTAGCAAAAACGATAGCGGGTGCGGGCGGTAATATTTTTAACAGGACACTAGGTAGGCTGTTTGGTGCTAAATTACCACCAGGAGCCGAAGGTCCGATGGCGACCAATACCCAAGCGGCTTGGTCAAAAAGAACTAATCAAACTGACTGGCGTGTCAAACTAACGTTAAGAAAAAACGAAGATATGTATAATTTCTTTTTTGGCAACGCGAAAACAGGTGATACAAGTCAAACAAAATTGTTAGGTCCTTTGGCAAATGACGGCGGAATTGTTTTTCCTTTAACACCATCGATTATTATACAACATCAAGCCAATTATAATGCTTTAGCACAAACACATTCAAATTATCCATTTTACGCATATGAAAATTCTGAACCTACAAACTTAACTATTGTAGGAGAATTTCCTGTGCAAAATCAAAGTGATGCACAATACTGGGTTGGTACATTACATTTTTTAAGATCAGCAAGTAAAATGTTTTTTGGTGGAGATGATACTGCTAACAGAGGAAACCCACCTCCGATACTTACTTTGAATGGATATGGAAATCATGTCTTCAAAAATGTTCCTGTAATTATTACAAGTTTCACAGTTGAACTTACTCAAGGAGTTGATTATATTTCAACTTCACAGAATAATAAAATAGCAACACCAAATCAAACTTCACAAACTTACACACCAAATGATAGTTTGCCAGAAACATGGGCGCCTACACAAAGTATCTTTACAGTTCAGATACAACCAGTATACTCAAGAGATACAATTAAAAAATTTAGTATGCGACAATTTGTTGATGGAAATTTAAGTAATAAAGACGGAGTAGGATTCATTTAATGGCAAAATATTCAAACACTTCTCCATACTTTGCTACAGAAGAAAATAATATTAGTTTAGACTTTTTTGTGCCAAGAACAATTACGGCCGAGGACGACGATATATCTTATACTATCGATAGAATATATGCTTACAGACCCGACCTACTTGCATTTGATTTATATGGCAATCCAAGACTTTGGTGGGTGTTTGCACAAAGAAATCCAGACTCAATAGAAGATCCAATTTATGATTTCGCTCCGGGGGTTGTAATACAGTTGCCAAAATTAAGCAATCTGCAAAAAGATTTAGGAGTTTAATATGCCCGGCGAATATTACTCATCTCCGAGTGAAGGTAGCACACTTTCAAAATCTAAAGACGAAAAAGGCAAAAATAACGATGTAATAAAATCCAAAGCCATTGTTCCAAATGCTTTACATCAATATGCATCTTATAATTACATCTGGACTTTATCTGGATTATCAGAAGAAGAGATAAGAGATCCAAAGTTATACAAAACGAATCCTCCGCACGATATTATTGCACGTTCCGGCGGCATAGGTCCATCAACTTCTTTCAACAATGCTAGTCCTTTTGATACACCAAAAGATGTTTCAGGGGACGGAATGGGAATGGAGGCGGTATATGCTAAAGAAAGAAATAAAAGTAGAATCGAAACAGCAGAGGCCTCTAATTTGATATTAAAAAGAAATCACGATATTTTTTTTAAAAGAGTAGTGATGACTGGTTCTTATGTGCCTAATCCCGATAGGAAACTTATGAATTTTAACAAACTTGAAATGGATTTAGAAGAACCTCTAGGTATAACTTTATTTGAAAAACTTAGAGCCGCGGCCTATAACAACGGTTATTTAGATCATACTGATGCACCATATCTTCTAACTTTAGAATTCGTAGGCATGGACTCAACTGGTAAAGTAATTAGGAATCCAGTGCCAAAAAAATATTATCCAATCAAAATTTCAAATTTTATAATGAATTTAAATGCCGGCGGCACAACATATTCAGGCATAGCAGTACCATGGACTGAGTTTGGAATGTCTAACAGGTTTTTGTATACGAGGGGGCAATTCAAAGTTGAAGGAAATTCTTTACGTGAAAAATTTGATTCTATCACAGAAGGATTAAAATCAAATCAAGAAAAAGAAATTTCTAAAAATATTAAGCAACACATAGATGAATACGTAATACAAATACATCCAGATTTCAATACCGAAAAATATACTGGTGATGTAGCAGACGTCAAGCAAATGCAATCAAGTGATTTTGAAACCGAAGGTAAACAAACAACAAAATCAGAGATGCAAGTAAATCCTGGCACAGCAGTTAGTAAACTTATCGAATCAATCATGCTGTCTACTCCATATTACAATGATCTAGTTAAAAATGTTGTTGAAAAATATTTTGGCAAAGACGGAAAACCTTCAAGTGGTGTAGGAGGCGTTTTAGATGGTGAAATGGTTCCTTGGTTTAAAATTTTAACATCTGTGCAAACTGAAAAACCATTTGATGATATTACAAAAATGCACAAAAAGAAAATTATATATTCAGTACAACCTTATCAAATTCATATTTTAAATTTTGCCGTACCAGGTTTAAGTGGTGCGGATATGATGGGCAAATATGTAAAAAAAGATTATCAGTACATCTTCACTGGACAAAATTTAGATATTTTAGATTTAGATATAAACTACAAGGCGGCTTTCTTTCAAAGTTCTTTGACTTCGGGATCGAGAGCGGATACAGGAAACGATGCAAAGGATACTTCGGGAGATGAAAATGCTAATTTATATTATGGTCAATCTAGATATCCAGAACCAGAACTACCTTTAAGAAGTTATCCTGGCATTAGTAGTACAGAAGATGCAGTTCAACGTGCAGATAAAAGTAGTAAGACGCAAGAATTTTTTGATTATCTTATAAATGGCACTGGCTTTATGGTCAGAGTAGAAATGAAGATAATGGGAGACCCTTCATTTATAGGTGATCATTATGCCGAACCTATCAAAGTAATGGGTGATGGAAAAATACAAAAAGTTGAAAGGGTTGGGTCATATGGTGGTAATGTTTGGGACGAACAACAAGGTGCGTTTGACCTTGACCAAGGAGAACCGTTAGTAACATTGCACTTCAGATATCCTACAGACTTCGACGAGGTATCTGGAAATTATAAATTTAAATCTCAGGAAGAAATTCAGTTCTCTGGTTTATATAAGGTCTCGAGAGTAGAAAGCACTTTCGATAATGGTCAGTTTACTCAAATACTTACGATGGTGAGAATGAATAATCAAAAAGGCGACAAGAAATCGGCCAAACCATTAATTAACAAAGAGAAGATTAACTACCAAGATGCCAAACCAAAAGCATACAACGTAACTGATATTGATGCGGCAGGCAGAATAAGAGGCGGATTATAATGGCAGAAAATATACATTTAACAGGTGACGTTTTCACAACCAAAGCACCGGGTAAAGATCAATCCTACGGCACCGTTGGATCCGGTCCTTACATAGGAATAGTCAAGCAAAATAAAGACCCTGAAAAAATGGGAAGATTGGGTGTGGTGATTCCAAACCTAGCAAAAGCACCAAACACAAAATCAAATGAATTAATAATCTGTGAGTATCTAACACCATTCTATGGAGCAAAAAGTCTTCAGGTTACAGGAAAAGATAAACCATACAGTTATGATGAAAGTCAGCATTCATATGGTATGTGGGCAGTGCCACCCGATATCGATACACGAGTCCTTGTAATTTTTGCTGAAGGCAAAATATCAAATGCATTTTGGATAGGTTGCGTACAGGATTCCTACACAAATCACATGGTTCCTGGTCTAGGTGCATCAACGCAGACAAGTGTAGATACATCAGACGAGAGTCAAGCAGAGACTAAAAAAGAACAAACTTATGGAACTGATTATGTGCCTGCAGGCGAGGCAAATAGGAATTTTTGGTCGCAACAAGGAGGCAAGTACGAAAATATTAAAAAGCCTATACATCCATTTGCAGAGACTTTAAGGGAACAAGGCCTAATCCAAGACACAGTAAGGGGAACAACATCATCATCTGCAAGGAGAGAATCTCCTAGTAATGTTTTTGGTATCAGCACCCCGGGTCCTGTAGATAAAACAAAACCAACAAAACAACTTGGCCCAACTGACGCACTAGAAGATGTACATACTTCAAGACGTCCAGGACACACTTTTGTTATGGATGATGGTGATAATAATGGAGACAATCATCTTGTACGTTTGAGAACAAGTTCTGGTCATCAAATATTATTACACGACACAGAAGGTTGTGTTTACATAGCAAACGGATCAGGTGAAGCATGGATGGAGTTTTCAAACAATGGAACTATAGATATCTATTCTGGCAACAGTATTAATGTAAGGTCAAGCACGAATATGAATTTTCATAGCGACGCTAATATTAGTTTTTATGCAGACGGCGAAATAAAAATGAAAGCAGGCGGAAAACTTGTAATGGATGGTAGTAGAATACAAGCCATGTCTGACAACGATATTATGATTCATGCAGAAAATGGATCTATAACAACCAAAGCAGTCAACAGTAATATTTTAAGTTACAGTGCATCTGGTCAACAACATCATTCAGGTGGTGATATACACATGGCAGGGACCGAAGTACATATGAATTCAATTGCGGCGGACAGTGAAATAGTTACTACTATGATTAGAACAGATATGCAGTCCACTGACCCATCAGGTACTAACACACTTGTTGTGCCAATTGCAGATGTCAATACCTCACTCAAAGGTTTAGCACAACCATTAAAATCAAGTCCATTAGCAAATGATTCGATGGACGGAATGCGTGTACCAACACACGAACCATATGCAGAACACTTTGGAAAAAAAGTTGGACTTAAAATGTTTACAGGAGCAGGCAAACAGCCTTGGAAATAGATGTCAGGAAGAACTAACATAAAAGGTACAAAGGGTTACGATCCGGATTACGCAAAAGAAATTCATAAAAAGAATATTGAATCAGCGGGTGCATCTGGGCAAGGATTTTACAATGCCGAAATGGGACAAGAGTTTGCAAAAGATTTGAAAAATATTTTAGAGCCACACGTCACTGCTTTAAAAAATGAAATTGATCCTATTTGGAAAAATAATTCAGCAAGTCCCGGCAGTTCAGAATTTGTATCACAATTGAATAGGACAAGTAGTATTTTTGCAGTAAGGTCAGGACAAATAAAAGCAGATTTAGATGCCTATTTAGAAGAAAAAGGACTTAAAGATTCTACCGATTTGGAGTCAGTTCAAAAAGCAAAAAATGAATTTTTAACAAAGTATGCTTCTACGTATGGTGTACCAACAGAAACATTTGACAAAAAATCTAAAACATCAAATGTCAAAGCATCAACTGGATCGGTTGATATACAAAGTATTTCAAAATCGGCTCCAATAGACGCATCGGCTCTTAAAGATCAAGTATTTGTAAATACCGACGCTGTAATGAGCAAGTCGGGAGATTTTTCAAAATTAGTTAATACAAACATCAAGAAAGCAACAGGCAATTTAAGTTTTGATGATATTGGTAATAAAATAGGTAATTTTGCTGAGGCCGGAACTGCATCAATTAGTAACTTACTGGGAGACATCAAGAATCCAGATTCACAGATCGGCGGAATGATTACTAAAACTTTAGGAAAGGTTGAAAGTTTATCAACAAATTTTGACGCAAATATGTTTAATAAGAATATTCCTAATATGCCAGATCTTAAATCGCTTGTACCTAAGGGTGCATCTAATGTAAATATATCAAATGCTGTTTATAAAACAACAGTTGGTAACAACGTTGTTAGTGTCACTGAAGTAAAATCAGTGATAGCAGATACAGGTAAAACTTTAGGATCAGTATCTAAAAGCAGTGGAAAGGTTTTTGACATTTAATGGCAACGAATAAAGTAATATACAGAGGATTCAGTTCCAAATCAGATCAAACAAATTACAAATTATATGACTTTGAACTAATCAAGCAGGATTTAATTAACAGACTATCTGTTAGAAAGGGTGAAAGAGTAGAAAATCCTGAATTTGGTACAATTATATACGATGCTATATTTGAACCATTAACTGAAGCATTAAGACAGGCTATTGCGGATGATATCACAGCAAATTTGAATGCAGATCCTAGGCTTTCTACAAAAGAAATCAATATCAGTGAATATGAACACGGTATTGCTGTAGAATGTTCTCTAACATATCTGCCATATGATATTACCGAAAAACTTATATTCAAGTTTGATGAAAATTCATCAGTAAGTCTATCTTAATATACGTACATAATTAATACTATAAATATTCGTATTACACGTTATGGCCACAACAGAGAGACAAAATAGACTATTAGTAGCAGAGGATTGGAGAAAGATCTATACTGCATTCCAGCAGGCAGATTTTAAGTCCTACGATTTTGAAACCATCAGAAGAACAATGGTATCATATCTACGAGAAAATTATCCAGACGATTTCAACGATTTTACAGAATCTTCTGAGTATGTTGCACTTCTTGATCTTATTGCCTACATTGCTCAGTCATTGTCCTTCAGAGTAGATTTGAACGCCAGAGAAAATTTTTTAGAGACAGCAGAAAGAAGAAATTCAATATTAAGATTAGCAAGATTAATTAACTATAATGCTAAAAGAAACAAGAGTGCCAATGGTTTACTAAAGATCAATTCTTTACAAACAACACAAGATGTCAAAGATAGTTCAGGAACAAATTTAGCAGGATTGAATGTTAATTGGAATGATGCTTCAAACCCAAATTACAGAGAACATTTTACAACAATTCTTAATGCTGTAAATTTATCAGGTCAAACATTTGGCACACCATTGGAATCAGGCACCGTTGGTGGAATCAAAACAGAAGTTTATACAACAACATCAACAAATACTGATATTCCTGTTTTTACATTTAACAGATCTGTAAGTGGAATTAACAGACAATTTGAAATTGTACCATCAACAATAGCAACAGGATCTAGTATTACTGAAAGCACTCCTATTCCTGGTTCCGGATTTAGTTACATTTATAGATCCGACGGAGCAGGTGATTCATCAAACAACACAGGATTTTTTGTCTCCTTCAAACAAGGGAGTCTAGATTATGAAGAATTTACAGTTAACCAAGCAGTTACAAATCTAACAAAACAAATTAATATTAACAACATTAATAACGACGATGTATGGCTATGGCAATTAAATGATTTCGGTCAACCGAGTGCATTATGGTCTCAAGTGCCAACCACTTCTGGAAACAATGTAATATATAATTCTTTGAGTAAAACAGAGAGAAATATTTACAGTGTGCTTACAAGATTAAATGATCAAGTACAACTGGTATTTGGCGATGGCAATTTTGCAAATATTCCAACAGGTACATTTAGGTTGTACTATAGAACAAGTGACAATGCGAGATACAGCATTCAACCAAACGATCTAAAAAATATTAAGTTTGAATTAAATTACAAAGATGCCGACGGTGGCAATCAAACTCTTACTGTCACAGCAGGTCTTAACAGATCAATTTACAATGCTAGTGAGTCTGAAGATAATGACTCAATCAGAGAAAAAGCACCACAAGTTTATTATTCTCAAAACAGAATGATCACTGGAGAAGACTACAATGTTGTGCCTTTAAGTGCATCACAAGATATTATTAAAGTAAGAGCGTTAAACAGAAGTGCTTCTGGTATATCAAGAGCGAAAGAAATTATTGATCCAACAGGAGCCTACTCAAACATATCTGTTTTTGCAGATGACGGTATTTTATACACAGAAGAATCGTTACAAAGTTTTACATTTACTTTTGCAAATAAAAGTGAAATTTTAAACACGTTAGATACAAAAGTAGAAAGTAAATTAAAGGAAGCATATTCAAGACAATTTTATTATAAAAAATACGGAACTAAAGATCTTTCAACGATAACTGCCACGTGGGTCAGTACTACAACAGGCACAAACACAAACACAGGATACTTTACAACCGGATCTGGAGCATTAGTGATTGGAAGTTTTGCAGTCAGCAATCTAAAATACGCTAAACCAGGTTCATTGATTAAGTTTACATCACCTGATACAGACAAATTTTTAAATGGTAAGTTTGTTGCATCTACAACAGCAGAGGCACAAGATAGAGCATGGGCCAAAATTGCTAGTGTGGTAACAGATGGAGCAAACGGTGGTTCTGGAAATTTAGAATCAGGACTTGGTCCTATAACACTTGCAGATGTTATTCCAAACGGTGCTAAACTAGATTCAATTTTTCCACCATTGACGACAAACTTTACTGCAACAATTAAAGAGGATATCCAAGCAAGAGTTCAAGCATATGAAGATTTTGGATTAAGATATGACATCGATTCAGCAGAGTGGAAAGTAATAACTGGTACAAATTTAAGTACATCTAATGTATTTTCTACAACATTCCAAGGAGACACAACAGGCACAAACAAAGATGCAAGTTGGTGGTTTAAATTTACTAACGATGGTGTAACTTATACCGTTAATTACAGAAAATTAGAATACCTTTTTGAATCAGAAGGACAAAATAAATTCCATTTTGATATAAATGAAAAAATTTATGATTACAAAACAGGACAAAGTGTAAAAGACAATATTAAATTGCTTAAAAGTAACATTATAACTTCTACAAGCAATGCGGTTGGCTATCCAATTACATGGCAAGTAGTTGACACAGTACAAGAATCTGATGGTTATCAGGACAACAGAAAAGTTAAAGTTGGATTTTTTGATAGGGACGACGACGGTGTTGTTGACAATCCAGAATTATTTGATATTATTATAGAACCAAGCAACACACCTGCAAGTAAATTTGTTTTCTTTGAAAAATATATCTCAGATAACAACATTGAAAGATATAGACCTTATGCGGCGTCTAATTTTACGGTTGTGCAGAATGAATCAAGTATTACTCTTCCAGGTTCATATACTGACGGACAATTATTTTATTTTTATGATTCCAGCGAAGATGTGATTAAAAAGTTTAATTCAACAACAGGTCTATTAGAAACTACATCAGACTACATTGCACGTGCAGGTAGATCAACATTAGAATTCCAGTACAAGCATTACGCAGGTCAAAATACAAGAATTGATCCTTCCATGACTAATATTATAGATCTTTATATTTTAGAAAGAGGTTATGATCAAAACTTTAGGACATGGTTAAAAAATGGTGGCACAAAACCTATACCTAGCACTTCTGATCAGTTGAGAATATCGTACAGCACGACTTTAGATAGTCAAAAAGCATTATCAGATCAAATTATCTATCACCCTGTTGCTTATAAAATTTTATTCGGTACTAATTCTGAAGAAGAATATCAAGCAACATTTAAAGTTGTCAAAAACCCAAGCACAAATTTATCTAACTCGGTAATAAAAACAAATGTTATATCTGCAATCAACGAATTCTTTGCACTAGATAACTTTGATTTTGGTGATACATTTTATTTTACTGAACTTGCTACCTATATACACAATAAGATGGCACCTGATCTATTGACAGTTGTCATTGTACCAAATCAAGCAACACAATCATTTGGATCTTTGTTTCAGGTAACAGGATCATCAGACGAAATTTTTATCAGTGGGGCCACCGTTAATGATGTAGAAATCATCGACGCCATTGGAGCAAATCAATTACAAGCATCAGGTACAGTTGTAACATCAACTACTACAACAACAAATGTATCGCGATCGACTTCAGCAGTATCCGGCACCACTACATCTTCATCATCATCATCTGGTAGTAGTGGGTCAGGTTACTAATGGCTGATTATAGCAATCCTAATTCTACACAAAATTTTGAAGTAGTAACTGAAGGAGATAATTTTACTCTCAGACGTTCTATTGCACATCTTCCTGCTTTTTACAGAACGCCGGCAAATGAAAAATTTTTAACAAGCACGATAGATCCTTTAATACAAAAAGGTCAACTAAAAAGACTTGATGGTTACACAGGTAGATTAGATGCGTACACAAGGACAAAAAACGACACGTATTTAGATGCTACCACAACTGATAGAACTGCATATCAATTAGAGCAGACAGTAACCTACATTGATAAAGATACAACAAGTATCAACCCAGAAGACCAAATTAAGTTTACAGGAACGTACGACGATTTTTTAAATCAATTGAAGTATTTTAACGTCCCATTAAACAATCATGATAGAATTACAAAAGAAAAGACATATGGATGGAATCCAGCAGTAGACTTAGACAAACTTATTAATTACAGAGAATATTACTGGTTGCCTACTGGTCCAAATTTAGTCAATATATCAACTGTTGGAAAAAACACAGAGGTTGAATACGATGTTTCAATAATCACAGAGGATGGAAGTTCAGTCAGAGGATATGTTTTTGGGCATAAAAAGAACGAACAAAATCCTACAATCACTTTGTATAGAGGAAACACTTACAAATTTAATATAGATGCACCCGGACATCCGTTTAACTTGATGACTGAACCAGTCAATACTGGTGTTGCAGAGGACGGAAGTACTTCTATAATCTATTCTGATGGCGTGACTAACAATGGGACGGATAAAGGCACTGTTACTTTCACCGTGCCAACATCGGCACCGAATTCATTATTTTATCAATGCGGAAATCATGCTAATATGCATGGTATCTTTTTAATTAAAACCGTCGATGACAATACATTGATGGATCCAACGAATGATATTGTTGGAGTAAAAAACTATAAAACATCAAAAATTAAATTTACAAACGGTTTAAAAATTAAATTTGGTACTGCTGTTGTAAATGATCAAAAAGAAAATTACGCAGACAAAGAATTCTACGTTGAAGGTGTTGGAAGCAATATCACACTGACACCGACCGAAGACTTATTGGTTCCGGAATCATATTCAAAATTGACAACAATACCTTTTGACAATTATGGTTACGATCAAAGACCTTATGCCAAAGCATTTTATTTGCCTGAAACTCCTGATTACATAACAATTAAAAGAGACTCACTTGACCAAAATGCATGGTCCAGATATAACCGATGGTTTCATAAGTCTGTTATTGAGGACATAGCAAAGGCCAATGATGCCACCGCAGAGATAGATGAAACTGCAAGGGCACAAAGACCTATTATTGAATTTGACTCTAATTTAAAATTATTTAATTTTGGCACAGTGGCAAAAAAATCAGTAACACTTGTTGATAGTGTCACAACAGATGCGTTCTCAACTATTGTAAACCAAGGAGGATACTACATCGACGGAATTCAAGTAAGTGATGGTATGAGAGTATTGTTTACTGCTGATGAAGATTCATTAGTAAAAAATAAAATCTTTAGAATTAAAGTTCTTACAATTCAAGGAGAGGCGCGACTATCTCTACAATTAGAAGAAACTTCTGACACGTCGCCTCTAGAAGGCGAGAGTGTGTATGTTGAGTTTGGTGCAAAACATCAAGGTAAAACTTATTACTATACAGAAAAAGCAGGACCTAACAAAAATGAGAAAAAATGGGAATTAAGTCAAGAAAAAACAAAACTTAACCAACAACCTAAATTTGATTTGTTTGACGCAGATGGTATTAGTTTTAGTGATGACACAGTATACTTGTCTAATAACTTTGTAGGATCTGAAATCTTTAATTATGCAACTTCAACAGCGGCAGTGTCCGATACAGTGCTTGGTTTTAAAGTAAAATATAACACAGTGAACAATACAGGAGATATTGTTTTTGAATCTGATTATAATAAAGGCTCTTTCACATATAAACCAGGAGACGAATTTTTAACTAAAAAATATTCTACAGGATTTTTACACGTAACAAAAAATGTTTCGCAGTATGATAATCGAGTAAATTGGATTGAAACTGAAACGGAATCTAAACAAAGGGTAAAAAGAACATTTTTTGCTACTGAAAAAGAAAAGAAAATATTTCCAATTGATTTTTATAAAGGATCTGCATCTCTTACAGACATAGAGGTTAGTGTAAAAGTAAACGGAATATTTAAAACTTTAGATACAGATTATACACTTGTTAATGGAACGTCGACAAAATTTGTTAAGTTTACTGAAGATTTACTTGTAAATGATATAGTTACAATTTATGGTTATTCTGCAACTGATAAGGTATCTAAAAAAGGAATTTACGAAATACCTGATAGTTTATCAAACAATCCTTTGAATAGCACACTTGAAAGTTTTACGTATGGACAAATTGCAAATCATTTATCAAATGTAATTTCTAAAAATACCGATGTAACAGGAACAGTACCTGGCGTATCTAATATTAGAGATTTTCCTGATGCATATAGAAAAGGCGGAATGATACAACAGCACTCCGGGTCTATGCCAACTGCTGTATTCAACTTAATAGATAAAGAAGCAAACTTTATTTCTGCATTAGATTACACTAGAAGAGAATATGAAAAATTTAAAGAAAAATTTTTATCATTCAGCACTTCAGAAACTTACGAAGGTGATCCAGTAACACACGTTGACAATATTCTTACAGAAATTGCTAAAAAGCAAACATCAGCATTTCCTTTCTATTATGAAGATATGTTAGGATGGGGAGAAACGTACAGTAAGAGAGAATACACTGTGATGGACAGTCTGGAAACAAGTTACGCCTTGGATTCTCAACACAGCATCACAAGTTTAAGCAATAGAGCAGTATACGTTTATCTAAACAAAGTTCTACTATGCCATGGCGAAGATTATACATTCAGCACAACAGATGATAGTGTAACCATACTTAAAACTTTGGCCGAAGGCGACACTTTAGAAATTAGAGATTACGGCGACACCACTGGCAGTTTTGTTCCGGTCACTCCTGCAAAACTAGGTTTACGTCCAAAATATAAGCCAGAGTCTGTAAGTGATAATTCATATCTTACAACACAAACAATGATTATTGGACACGACGGTAGCAGGACAAAAGCATACGGCGACTTCAGAGATGATATATTACTTGAACTAGAAAAAAGAATTTACAACAATATAAAAGTGGCATACAACAAAGAAGATGCCGAAGCAAATGATATCATTCCATCTGCCTTTGCTGAAACTGATTACTCATTGGCAGAATCTAATGGCATAATTGCAAAAGATTTTTACAAGTGGTCTGGAAATAATAATATTGATTACAGGATTAATGACGTATTTCTAGATGCCGGACAATTTACTTGGAACTATTCGTTCAGTAAAGATATAAATGGTGAGAATGCTCCCGGTCATTGGAGAGGCATATATCAATACTATTTTGACACACAAAGACCACATCAAACCCCATGGGAGATGTTAGGCTACTCAGAAAAGCCAACCGGGTGGGACGCAAGATATGGAGTCGCTCCATATACATCAGGAAACGAAGTTTTATGGGATGACCTTGAACGTGGTTATGATTATGTTCAAAACAAAGTGATTGATAGATATGCTAGACCAAATCTTAAGCAATATTTGCCGGTAAATGAAAATGGAACACTAGTTTCGCCTATACAAAGTCAAACTGTAAATGGTTTTACTAGACAAAATATAAATGGTTTTTGGAAGTTTGGTGATCACGGCCCGGCGGAGACTGCGTGGAGAAACAGTTCTTCTTATCAATTCAGTTTAGTAAAATTACAAGCACTTGCAAATCCAGTTAAATTTTTTGGAATAAAATTTGATCCGAGCAGACTCACAAAAAATGTTGCTGATAACTTTGTATCAACAGAAACTAATTTAAGGCAGAGACTTGTAGATTCTAGATATCACCTAGAAACTATTACAAATGATGTGACTGGAGCAGTCACAAGATATCAGACAGCAGGATTCCAACCTATTACAGTAAATTATTTGATTGGAAAAAATCAAGATCCTGCTATCTATTTCTATGATAAGATGAAAAATTTGAACGTGCAACTATCTTACAAGTTAGGCGGGTTCACGGCAAAAGATAATTTACGTATTTTAACTGATTCTTTATCACCAGGATCAACTTCCGGAAGTCAATTTGTTCCAAGTGAAAACTATCATGTGGCTTTCAGAGCAAGTAACCCTGTAAAGAGTTATTATTACAGCGGATTACTGATTGAGAAAAATTCAGCAATCACATCAGATGGATCTACTGTTGCGCCTGGATATAGAGTTTTAGGATATGATTCAGAAAATC